GTAATCTCTATCAACATCACGCACAACCTTGTGTCGTTTGTAATATCTTGTAATTATGTATGAGAAATCCTCATCAATAAGTATTCGGTAGTACCAAATACCTCTACGCTTGACATAACCGTATGCTGCACTTGATGCTACACCTCTCAATATTCTGTAACCAAATCTTGATGCTGTTCTAATCATTTTCTTCTCCTTTCATTTCATATTGACACTCACATATATCATCTTCGATATACAAAGCTCCATTACACTTTAGGCAAAGCTCCTTTTCCATCTGATTTTCTCCTTTCGACTTGCTCTTTACAAGCAATAAATACTGTAGTTATACTACTATTTTGGCAGTAATTAGGCAATCTTTTCCATCTAGGATCTTTGATCATCTTATCTGCTACATAGAAATACAACCTCATGTTGTTGTCTACAATATCACTGTTCTTCAACGTATATTCTGACTTCATCTTTCTCTCCCTCCTCGGTAAACCTTACAGCTATCTCTTTGATACTGTGAAAATCTCTTTCAATATCTCCACTATTCTCATCTTTATCAAAGTCATATTTACTTACAAAAGTCTTACCACATATCACGACTTTACAATCTGATGATATGCGGTTTACTTTGCATATTATATCTTTTAGTTGTTCCATAGTTGGTTTCATAACTAATCCTTTCATTTACTTACACAGTAGTTCTCCTGGTTAGCACTCAAATATCCACTACCAAGTTTTAAGAGTATTGCTATTACTATCCTCGAACATGATATAAACCTGTCAAACATCAGATGATGTTATCTATCTTACTGGCTATCAGTAAGCATGACCTCAAGTCTTATATCATCTTGTTCTCATAAGCCCTCGCTTTCGGTTATTGTAAACCAATTTTTTTTTAGATGTAAGGGGGTATATTTCAACCCCCTCACACTATGTATTACTGATCCAAATTCTCCAATGGAACAGTTGTACCAATCTCAAGAACTGGATCTACCTTGTGTCCATGTTTTGCATACCACATGTTTGACACTTTGATATTCTCTTTCTTCTTGTCAATACTCATTGGCTTTGATCTGTATGGTACATAATCTTTACCAATGATTGCTTTGAAGAAATCCTTTGTAGCTTGAATCTGAAGATCCAGTAACTCAACACTGTAACTCAAATTGTGCATACCCATTGACAAGTTTTGTAACTTGTTACCAGTTACTTCTTGATTGTTCATGTATGCATCGTGAGTACCAATGTATGATCCATTGTCTTGTTGAATCATATTCATCTTGCGTTGAAGAGTGTCTACAGCTTTCTGAGCTGATTCTTTCCTCTTTTCAAGTCTTGGTATCTGCGAATTGAGATCATACTCAATAGATCTCAAATCATCTTCAGCTATCTCAGCTTGATATATGAAACCCAAACCCTTTTTGGTATTGTCATATTTTTCTGATAATATTACTTCATGTTGCATAATCGCTCCTTTCAGTTATCTTACTGAAACATCTCTCATTGACATCTCAGTATATTTCTCACACTTGTATGAGTAATGGTAATCGAATATGCAAATACGATAATAATTCTTGTCAACCGAAATCGACCGATACGAAACTAGATAATCGCTAGTTTTCCCCTACAGAATAAAACAAAGTGGGGAAACTAGATTATCGTGTGTAGTAGGGATTGCGTAAGCAATCGAAATCGATTGGCAGGTTTACTAGGATTATCGGATTTGCTAAAATGCAACTGCGAAAAATCAAGAGAGAGAGAGAGAAGTCCAGGGCATGAGTTTAGCTCATGTGGATTCAAGAGCCGACATATCTGACCTTGAAGTGAACACAGCACAATCTGGCACACATCATTGAAAGCACGATATGTTGTGAATTGAATCCATAAGCAACACTGTATATTGTTATCACAAGATAGCTCTTGACATAATATTTTTAGGTATTATCCTTACGACAGGCATGAACGAATTATCAAACAAGAATGATGAACTAACAGCGAAACAGAAGAAGTTAGTTGATACTATCGTAACCACAGGGTGTAGTATAACCGAAGCTGGAATAATCGCTGGATATTCAACAAAAAAGAATAAAGATACAGCCAGGGTAATAGCATCTCGTACATTACGAATCCCAAAGGTACAGCAATACATGATGCGTCAAGTATCTAGTCAGATAGGACTAGGAGCTGTAACCGCTAGTAATAAACTCATCAAGTTAGCAGAATCAGCTAAGTCAGAGTATGTACAACTAGAAGCCAGTAAAGATATACTGGACCGGGTGGGATTACGCACAGCCGAGAAGATAAAGCACGATGTAACAGGAGACATAAAGGTCAGTATAGACTTGAGCTAACTTGACGAGTAGGGGGTTAGAAAAGTACAACGCTGACATAGTGATAGGTCCTACTCTAACAATAAAGCTCAAAAAAGCTCTATGTTAATGTGCATAGAAAAAATATCATAAACTGATAAGGTTAGATTGACACTAATGTGGTACATATTGTACAAACTATACTGGTTAAGTAGAAGTGTCGGTGGTCGACCACTACAACTATAACAAGGAGTACAATATGCCAATGGGTAAAGGAACATACGGATCTAAGAAAGGTAGACCAGCTAAAGCATCTAAGATGAAAAAAGCTGCTATGCCTAAAAAGAAAAAGCCAAAGAAAAAAGCTATGTCTATGATGTCTTATTAATGGCTAAGAAGTCTACAGTAAATAAATCTGGTAACTACACGAAGCCTACAATGAGAAAAAGAATGTTTAATCAAATAAAAGCTAGTGCAGTACAAGGTACAGCTGCTGGTAAGTGGAGTGCCAGGAAAGCACAACTCTTAGCTAAAAGATATAAAGCAGCTGGAGGGGGATATAGATGATGAAGAAAAAAAATAAACCAAAGAAAAAAAGTAAGTTTCCAGATCTTAATAAAGATGGGAAGATTACTAGAGCCGATATTCTTATGGGTAGAGGCGCACTTAAAAAGAAAAAGAAGAAGTGAGTAAAACTCGTAGACAGCGTTCCTTGTCAGCATGGGGAAAGCAAAAGTGGAGAACTAAGTCTGGTAAAAAATCTAGTGAAACAGGCGAAAGATATTTACCTAGTGCTGCAATAAAAGCCTTATCTGCACAAGAATACGCTGCTACTACGAAAGCAAAAAGAAAATCTAAGAAAAAAGGTAAACAATTTTCTAAACAACCAAAAGCTATAGCAGCTAAAGTAAAACAATATAGGAGATTTGCATGAAAAAAGAACTAACACAAAGACAAAAAGATACTTTGAAAAAACACAGTAAACATCATACTGCAAAGCATATGGCTATGATGCGAAAAGAAATGAGAGCTGGAAAGTCGTTTACAGCTGCACATAAAATGGCTCAAAAGAAAGTTGGCACTTAGTGGTAGCCAAAAAATATCAGAATCCCAAAGGTGGACTTAATGCTGCTGGTAGAGCTTACTTCAAAAGAAAAGAGGGAAGTAATTTAAAAAGACCACAAAAAACTGGTACTGATAGTCGTAGAGTTTCTTTTGCTGCCAGATTTGCTGGAATGAAAGGTCCAATGAAAGATGAAAAAGGCAGACCAACGAGAAAGGCACTAGCACTTAAGGCATGGGGATTTGGCTCAGTTGAAGCTGCCAGGAACTTTGCAAATAGACATAAAAAAAAGTGAATTGATTTTTTAAATAGCTTGTATAAAAAGCTATAATGACAGAAACTCAGCTCAAACAATTAAAAGAACTACAAAAAACAAATAAATTTTTACTTGATAGATTAGAGAAAGCCTATATGGAAAGTGGTAAATTAAGACAAAGTCTTATACAGAAAGGAGAAAGAATATTTCCAGTCAAAAGCGAAAAGGAACTAGAGTCGAAAACGAAATAGTTAAACTGTTTCAAGGCGAGGGTTATGATGCCAGGAGACAACCTTTATCTGGAGCTATTCAAGACTTTCCACATGATGTCAAAGTAAATGATTTGTATGGTGGTACAACCATAGAAGTAAAAGCCAGAAAGTCTGGAGAGGGATTTACACAACTTGATAAATGGAAAGGATCAGCAGATTTATTAATTTTAAAGAGAGATTTTCAAAAACCTATGGTATACTTATCATGGGATTTTTTTAAGGAGTTTCTAAATGACGAAAGACAGAACAGACGACGTAACGAATCTGGAGAACAGGCAGATATTCCAGATCAGTTGGCAGGAGAGACAACGATTGAGAAAGATAGTAAGGAAAGTACATCTAAAATTTTTACCAGAGCAAGAAGTTTCGGACAGGGAGTGCGACAAGCTAATAGAAAGTCTTGGCCCAAAGGTAAGAGAAAAATTGTTAATAGAGTATTTGGACAAAGTAAAATAAATGGGAAGTCTCAGCTACAAACCAGATGGGAATACCTTAAAAAACTTTCTAAAGAAAAATGATTTCTTTCGAGGAATAAGAGGACCAGTAGGATCTGGTAAGTCAGTAGCTTGTTGTATTGAAGTTCTCAAAAGAGCATTAGAACAAAAACCAAATCAAAATAAAATACGAAAATCAAGATGGGCAGTAATACGAAATACTAACCCACAACTTAAAACCACTACAATAAAAACTTGGCTAGATTGGTTTCCAGAAAATGAATGGGGAGCTTTTAGATGGTCTATACCTTATACTCATCATATTCAAAAAGGAAACTTAGATCTAGAAGTTATATTCTTAGCTTTAGATAGACCAGAAGATGTTAAAAAATTATTATCATTAGAGCTTACAGGTGTATGGGTTAATGAAGCAAGAGAACTACCAAAGTCAATCATAGATGCTTGTACTATGAGGGTAGGTAGATATCCAAGTATGAGAGATGGTGGAGCTTCCTGGTATGGAGTTATTGCTGATACAAATGCTCCAGAAGAAGATCATTGGTGGTCAATAATGAGTGGAGAAGTACCAGTACCAGATCATATATCAAGAGATGAAGCTATTATGTTAGTTAAACCAGATAACTGGTCTTTCTTTACACAGCCATCTGCTATGAAAGAAAAAAAAGAAAAAGATGGTACACTTGTTGGATATGAAAAAAATATTTCATGTGAAAACAAAAAGAATCTAACAAAAGATTATTATAACAATGTTATCAAAGGAAAAACAAAAGGTTGGATAGATGTTTATGTAATGAATAAACTTGGCAGCATAGAAGAGGGTAAACCTGTTTATCCTATGTGGAATAATGATTTACATTTATCAAAAGAAGATATTGAGCCAGCTCCAACTTCTATATTTATTGGTATTGATTTTGGATTAACACCAGCTGCTGTCTTTGGTCAAAGATTACCAAATGGTAGATGGTTAATATTACAAGAATTAGTTTGCTTTGATATGGGTGTATCTAGGTTTAGTGAGCTACTTAGATTTGAAATAGCAAAAAATTATTCTGGATTAGATGTAGAAGTATATGGAGATCCAGCTGGAGATTTTAGAGCTCAAACAGATGAAACAACACCATTTCAAATACTACGACAGAATGGAATAAAGGGTAAACCAGCTCCATCAAATGATATAGCACTACGAATAGAAGCTGTAGAAACAGCTTTAAATAGATTAATTGATCAAAAACCAGGCTTTTTAGTAGATAAAAGGTGTATAAATCTAAAAAAAGGTTTTAATGGTGGCTATTTTTATAGAAGATTACAAACTTCTGGCGATAGATATGATGAAAAACCTATGAAAAACAGATATTCTCATGTTCATGATGCTTTACAGTATCTATTAATGGGAGCTGGAGAGGGTAAAACATTATTATCTGGTAGAGCTTCAAAGCCAACTGTAGTAAAAACTAGAGGTTGGGATATATTTAGTGGGCAAAGAAAGTCAGTATGGCGAAACAAACTGAATGGTTAGTATTTTTCTATGAAAACAATGACTTTCATAGATCTCATAAGTTTTTTAAAAAAGGATTTAAACATTGTGGAGTTATGTCGTATGATCCACATAAAAAAATATGGTTATTAGTAGAATATAATTTTGGTCATTTGTTTGTAGAAACACTAGATGAAGAAGAAGTAGATAAAATATTTAGAATGATTAGTCAAAAAAATGGAAAGATACTACAAGTGCCAGTTAAATATAATTTACCTAGATTCCCAGTAATAATGAGATCCTGGATTAAAGAACATAGCTGCGTTAGTTATGTTCAAAGATTACTTGGAATGTCAAAGTTTTGGATATTCACACCATATCAGTTATATTGTGAGTTGAAAAAAAAAGGTTTTTCTGAAATAAAGCTGTAATGGGAGCTTTTCGTAGACCAAGAATGCAAGAATCTGAAGCTGATAAACAGCTACGCAAAGATATTGAAAGAAGAAGAAAAGAAGAAGAAGCAGAAAAAATAAGATTAGAAAAAGAACAAAAAAAACAAAAATCTA